TCTCTATATTTAATCCTCTGTATATCTTGTTATAAGACTCTTCAAAAGTTTTCTTAGCTCTTCCAGAATATCCTTGAGAATTTATGTTAAGATTAAGAGTATTGACCATTCCTGTATTAGCTAATAAACTCTGAACCTCAACCTGTCTGTTAGACCAATTCTTTAATAAATTTCTATACTTGCCTTTGAAGTATTCTTTTACAGTCTTTTTATTTTTGAGTTCTTTTTTAGCTTGTTCAAACGTTTCATTAAATTTACTATAAGCCTCGTCTTCAGATAAATAACTTTCAAAAGCAGATTTTATTTGATCTTCAGTAAATCCTTTTGAATTAAGGTATGACTTTATAGCGGCATCAGAATATTTAGCTTCCTTAGCTACCCTTACCATATCATTAATACCATTAACCTTTTGAAGTCTATCCTTCAACATTATGTCGGAATCAGATATAACTACCTGCTCTTCTTTTGGCTTGTCAGCCGTTTCAGATATTGGAGTAGCTCTTCTTTCTTCAGCAGTCATACCGGCTCTCTTTTCAACATTGAAAGCTTCTACCTCACCAGCAATAGATCTGTAAAGGTCTTCGTCACTTTTACTAACTAACTTAGAAAGCTTATCAAGATCTTCTTTTACGCTTTCTGGATTTGGTTTAAACAAAGAGTTTTTAATATTGTTAAGAACCTTTTTAACGCTAAAGTTTTTCTCGTACTTAATTCTAGCGTTATATAAATCTTTAATTGTCTGAGCAGTTCCTCCAACAGCAAAACCTTCTTCATGCTGAATAAAATGTTGAACCTCATGCAGTAATGTAGATTTAGCTTCACTATCTGATAGGCTATTAGATAGCATTATACGATTCTTACTTGGAATGTACATACCTTCAAACTTGTCACTGTTCATAAAAACAATGTCAATATTTTTAGCTTTAGGGTATGCCTTAAATAATTCAGGGTAGTTTACAACTTCTGAAGCCTTACCATTTTTTTTGTTTTTAAATTCAACAACACCTTCCTGTAAGTCATATTTCCATTTATTATCAGCTCCTTTTTCCCACCCAGTAGCAATGAATATGTCTTCAGCTGATTTATTAGCAGCCTCCATTTCTTTTGCTGTGCTTAAATTATCTTGAACTACTTTATCCTTAACGGCTTTCTCACCTACAATTTGTTTTCTAATAGGGCCGTTAAATGATCCTGACATTATAGAAACATTACCTACTGTATAAGGCTTACCTGTTGAAGTTGTTAGTATTTCAGATCCGTTTTGTCTATCTTTAGGTAAATGAAGTATCACTTTAGTTTTTCCTACAGGAACAACGTGATACGGATAGCTAGGGTGAGAATCTTTTTTAACATCAACTTCTCCGTCTACTTCTATAACTGCATAAATATCTCCTACACTTAAACCTTTTGTTAATTGTTCTGAAGCAACTCCAGATATTAAATCAGATAATGATTGGTTTTTAGATTTATTATCCTTAGTTACATTAACTACTAAACCTTTATTTTTATCACCCCCTAAAAATTCAATTATTTTATCTTTGTTTAATTTTGTATTCTTTGACTGAGCTAAAGAGTTTATTATACTGCCAAGAACACTTCCTCTTACTTCAAATGTAGATGATTCAGGATCAGAAAAATAATTATTAACATCTTCTTTAAGTTGTTTAGCACTACCTTTAAGAGATATTTTACCTCCAAATCTTTTTATAGATTCAGAAACTGCTGATCTAAAATCAGAAGGACTTATAAGTCCTTTATCAATCATAGTTTCCAAAACAGCTAAGCTAGAATTAACTCCAGAAGCACTACTTATTAATTTAGAGTCAGAACCTTTAGCTAAAACTAAGTATCCTTTATCTCCGTTTTTATTATAAGAATTATTTATTTCTTTTTTTAATCTATCAGCAGTCGGTTCATTTCCAGATGCCCAAGCATCTCCGTATTTAGTAACAAAGAAAACTCCACCTCCACCTTCAAATATAACTTTACCGTCAATACTTATAGTGCCAGCGAGCATATCGTCAGGAGAAGTGATAGCCGTATACTTTCCTGATAAAAAATCTAAGTTTTCAGGTTTGGTAACTAATTTATCCTTTATAAGTTTATCTAATCTATCCTGTTCTGTATATTGAACATCAAAAGCTCCGACTTGTTTTCTTTTAAAATAATCAAATGGATTGGTTATTTTTTTACCTCCAGATAAAATCTTAACATCCTTCTCAGTGATAACTTCACCAGAAGTAACCTTGCCAGACAGGGTATTCATAAAATCAATAACTTCCTTATCGGTAAATTCTTTTATACCAACTAATTTAGCTAATTGATCTAACCATTGCTTGATTATGTTTTGAGTAGATTGTGGAAGTGTATCGTAATTTTCGGCCAAGAATCCAACTAATTCTGCTAACTTCTCTTCGTTCCATAAGTTTTTTTGAGTATCGTATCCTGACTCTACAAATTCTTGTAGTTTAGCTTTCATATCAGGAGTTAATACCTTCTCAACAGACTTAATCATTGCGGCTGTAACTCTTTGAGCTTCTGGATCAGACTTGACTTTATTTAGTAGCACAGCATGAAATACTTCATGAGCTACGGTTCTACCGTTAGCTCTATTTGGATTTATATGAACAATATTATTCATGAATGCACCTCCGCTATTATCTTTTTCTCCAATAGCATTATAGTAATCAGATTCTGTATCGTACAATACAACATCTACATTTGGTAATATTTTAGATAAAGAAGTCTTTGCTTTTTGAACTAACGAAGGTAAATTGTTAGACTTTTCACTCTCATCAAAAAGATTAGACAAACCTTTAACTTCTGTATTAATTTTTGCCTGATCTACAAAAGAATCTCTGTAAGCCATAGCTTCGTCATAGTCTTCAAATGTCTTCTCTTCTATATTTAACTCGTTGTTAGGATCGTAAACCATAGCAACCACGTCAGGTGTGCCGTGTTTTTCTTTGTTCCAATCATCTGGAGAATATTCTTCATTGAAAGGAACTCTAGATACTACTCTAAATCCGTTTTTTTGATATAGTTGAGTTAAATAACCATCGAAATTATCTAATTTAATACCTCCTAATTTAACCCTTTCTTCTTGTACGGCTTTTGCGGTTCCTTTAGACTCTTTGTCGTACTTAAACATACCGATCATATTGCCATCATTAGTGACAATACCCATACCTCCTTGCTTATCAATAAGTCTATTATTCTTAGCAGCATCTAAAATAACTTCATCAGAAGGGATATCAACAGACCAATATTGTTCAGGATCACTTTCTTTTACAGCAGTAATTCTTTCTTTATATTGTTTAGCTAAGTCTTCAGGGGTAGTTTTTATCTCCGTAGTTTCTACAGGAGTAACTTCTTGTATTTTTTGCTCTTGTTTTACACCAAGAGATATGTCAGAAAGTTCTTTATTTATTTCAGCTATTCTTTCCTTTTGTTTAGTAGATAAACTCTCGTCCTTTCCATTTATTTCATCAGTAAGCTTATCCTTTTCAACTAACAAGTCGAAAGATTTCTTTTTATCCTCAATAGACATGTCCTTAGGCATTCTATTAAATGTAGCAGTCATCTTATCGAAGGATTTAAGTTGAGACTCAGCCTCATCCTTAGTAATCTTTCCTTCGATCATTTTGTTTTTTAAGTCAGTAGTAAATAACTTTTTAAACTCCTCTGAATTCTCATTTATATTGTCTAGTATTTCAAATTCAAAATCAGTTGATTTTTTTCCTAAATCATTATTCTGCATAGCAGTATTAATAGCTGGAAGAGTAGACATAACAGTACCTCCAATACCTTCCATTATAGCTGCATCAGATATTTGAGTTATAGCATCAGATAATGTTTCTGGAGTTTGAAACATCTTTTTATCTTTAACAGTATTATATATATCCTTAATACCTATTTCAGCCGTTTGTTGAGATCCTCCTGTAATAAACTCTGAAGTAAATCCAGAACCAACTTTAAACAATCCAGAGGCTATTCCGCCTTTAATCTCATTATTTATTGCTTTTCTAAATACTCCAGCACTAGCATCAGCACCGACCTTTAGCAATGTCTTATGAACTAGTTTATTTACAATAGAGTTGTTCTTCATTACCCCTTGTAAACCAAACTCTTCCAAAACAGCATTAGCGATACCTATTGGAACTATAACAGCTAGTTTTTCATTTTCACTTACATTTTGAAAATCAGGATTAGATTCCATCTCTTGCTCAACAGCGTCTGATCCCATAAGAAAAAAGTTAGCAGCTCTGCCATAAACTCCGCCCATCATAGCAGGTACAGATCCAGCAAGCCCTAGGATTCCACCCTCAATAACTCCTGAATCCTCTTTCTTTTTTATGTACTCTTCTGTAGTTCCTTTATCTCCAAATAACTCTACATTACCTTTTCTTATAGCTGGTAACACGTCTTTCTTAGCTGACTTTTTTATGTAGTCGTCTATTTGATTTTGATTTAAACCTTTATCTTTTAAACTTTTTAATTCTTTAGGAGATATTAAATATTCAGAAGGAATTATTTCTGAAACAAAATCTATAGTTTTAGATGCGGCAGCTGAAGCCATAGAACTAGCTTTCTCCAACATTGTGTTATAGATAGCTCCAAACCAATTCCCTTTTTCAGCCTTGTCTCTAAGTAAGTTACCAGAAGCGGATTCTATTACTTTTTTATTGTAATTTATAACCTCAGACTTATCCTTTAATAAATTGAACTTATCTAAGTTTTCTTGAACCTTTGCATTATGGATAGCAACTCTTTCTTGGAATTCAGGAGTGTTATTACCAATTGACATTTGATAATCAATTTCTGATTTTTCATCAGACAGTAACTTCTTTGCTATATCAATTTCTTTTAAAGACTTAACATATTCATTTTGAAGAGTACTTACTTCAGATATCTTTTGATCGATTTGTTTTTTATCTACTAAGGACTTAGATTCCTTTCTAGCTTTTTGAGTTGCTTCAGAAAAATCTTCCTTACCCTTTTCTATAGATGTAGCCTTAGGAGTTTCTGGTATAGTATCCTTAATAGTTTCAGCTACTTCTTTTTTAGGAGTTATAGGCTTCTTTTTAAAAGACTCAACTCCTGGTCTTGTTTTTAATCCAGCCTTTATTTTTTCAGTTATTCCATCTGAAGTATCCGATTCCTGTTGAGGTATCTGTTGATCTGTAACCAATGAAGTATACACATCCTTTGGCTGTGAATTTGATCCCCACAGATCTTTTTGAGAAGTAGGCTGCGAAGGTTCTTTTTTTTTTAATATAGGCTCGTACCCACTAGGTAGTGGAGGTGTAGAAGAATTTTGTTTTTTAATAGGCTCGTACCCACTAGGTAGTGGAGGTGTTATTTTATTTAATTCTTCCATTATTGTGCTATTTTACCTGTTTTAATATTGTACCATTTTCCATTTTTCAAACCTAGAGTACCTTTGTTTGTCTCTGTTAGGTTTGTATACTCAGAGTTATTTTTTGAAGAGTTACCACCTCCGCTAATAGAATTTACATAACGCATAGCTTCATCCAGACTTCTAACTTTCTTGCCTGTAGATGGATTTATAAGTTGACCTAATCTTCTGTTAAACTCAGGACTTCCTTCATAGACTTGCTTAGATTGTATAGTCCTTGTTACGTTATTACCAGCATCTTTTATATCTATAGGGTAATTATAATTTATAAATAATTTTCCACTATTTGCAACTCTACCCCAGTCAGATATATTTTCAGTAATACTTCCTGTTTTAACATTAACTCCTGACATTGGAATTATTACGTTCCCTCCGGTATCTACTGCAGGCTGAATAGACGTATACTTAGGCTCTTTATCACTTCCTGCTCTCGGTGCTGGAGGTCTATATGTATTTTCGTCTTGTCTTATAGTTTGATTTGCCTGTGAAAGTATAGCGTTCTTTACAGAGTCGTAAGCTACTTTCTCTTGTTCTGGAGTAAGCATTGGGACATTCATTCCTGTAGAAGAATCCTTTTGCATAAGTATTTTATCTTTACCAGATTCTTTTGGGTCACTAGTTAAAGTATAGTCTCCAATCTGACCTAATATAGTAGCCATTTTGTACGGACTAGATATAACTGTTTTAGCAGCGTTATCTAAGAATTTTTTAAATTCAGACTTCTCAGCTATGTTATCTGTAGTCCAAACTCCTCCAGCCGGTGGGTTTTTAAGTACATATTCAAACTTGCCTAAGTCTTTAGTAAATGGAGCTATTTCTTTAGGAACATCAACTTTACCAATAAATGTAGATCCGTTATTTTTTATCCATGCTGGAGGTTGTAAACTAGACTGATCTATTTTACCATTAACTATTTTTCCAATATAACCTCTACCGGTTAATGGATCAACATAAAATTCTTTATTACTTAAATCTAAAGCTTCACCCTTTTGTTTTTGATTATATTCATCTATAATCGAGGTTTGCCCTTTACCTAGTAAGTCCATATACTTTTCATAATCTGTCTGCATAGTCTTAACAACATCGTTGATGTCGTTAAATGATGCCTTCATGTTATTTTGTATTTCAGTATATTCTTTTCCTTTTATTTTACCAGATGTGTATAATTTATACGCCTCACCAAGTAGGTTCTTAGATTGATAGCTAGCATTTGTTATAAAACCATTTAATCCTTGGTTTTGACCTGCTGATATTTTATTTAACGAATTGTATAGCTCGTTAGTTTCTTGCTTAGCTTTTTGCCTAGTAGCTTCTCTAGTAGCCTCTTGACTAACTAATGTATCCCTAACATCATTAATAACTGTAGACCAGTCTAATGTTGGGTTAGCTTTAGTTTCTGCTGGATTTACATATCCTAAGTATTCTGCCATAATTTTTTTTATTTATTTAACCAGGCATTCTAAAGCCAGCTAGAACGTTGTTAGTACTTCCAAGTAGTTGAGACCCCATGCTTGGGTTTGCTAATGACCCCCAACTATATTGTTTATATAATGGATTTAAAGATCCAGATGTATTAGCTTGGAGTTGAGACGCTGCGCTTGAACCAGTCGTAGCCATTCCAGCAGGAGTTAATGCCGTAGACATATCCATACTATTAGCATCAGAATATTCAGGAACTAATGCTCCTAGTCCTTTTATCAAATCTCCTCCGGCCTTTAAAGCTCCTTGTTGAGAGTTTAATCTAGCAGCAGCTGCAGCAGCTGACGCTTTTTGAGCTCCAGCTAATCTTTCTCCTTCTAGTTTGGCTAATTGATCATTGGTTTGACCTGCCTCAAAAGCTTGTAATTTACCTATATTAAATAAGTCTTGACCTAATGCCTCTCTAGTCTTGGCTTCTTGATCTGCAGCAACAGCCTGAACCTTTCCAACACCACCTAAAAGTAATCTAGGATCACCTTCTTGTAGCGCAGACATTGCTTGTTGTTGCTGAGCTGTAGTCTCTCTAAACTCTCTATCGTATGCTTGCATAGGAACTTGAAGGCCTTCAAAAAAGTTCTGACTTAATAGTCGTTCCTGTTCTGCTGCTGCCTTTTCAACTTCTCTATCAGCTGATCTTTGTAATTCTTTTTGTTTACTAGCCTCAACTAGGCTCATACCTATATTTGCCGCTGCTGCAACACCCATTCCAATAGGTCCTCCAGCTGCTGCTGCAACACCTGATAGTCCTTGAGTAACTCCCGCTGCTCCTTGTCCCATAACTATATTTTTTTTATGTATTCGTTAATACCCTCTCCTGACAGTAAATATCCATTATCTTTAAATATTTTCTTTAACACAGGAGTATTACTAACAGTCATTATAAACTCTCGTCCAGACTGTTTTAAATATTGTTCTGTATATTTTATTAGGTAATCTAAGGATCCAGAACGTAATGCCTTAGTGCTTTTTTTATTCCCTGTTATAAACCCAATCCAACAAACATCAGAATCGCTTAAATAAACAGGGATTGCATATAAATCAACCCCGTCATTACTAACTACAAATATGTTGTTTGGAAGTGATCCTATGCTCATTACTGGAAACTTCCAGTCCGTCCACCACTCACATAATGTATTGTAAAAATCATGCTTATTCTCTATTCTACAGGAAAACATTTTTTTTACAAAGATAATAAATTTAAGGGTAACTTTTAAAAATGTTACTTCCTACAGAAAACAGCTCTACTCTTGAAGTATTAGCATTCTCTAAATCAAATTGCATGTAATATCCTCTTGCTCCATAAGACTCAGCAGTGCTATTCTTAAGGCATAAAATATAGTCAGATATAGAAGGTATGCTACCTCCAGTTATAGTAGTATTTACAGTTATAGAGTTACCTGATACAGCAACAATTTCTCCGATCTTTATTATTGATCCAGAATTGTTTTTATATATCATATCCCCAACGTTTATTATACTTCCAATAGCAAAGTTAAATAGCACTACAACGGCAGATGCGTTAGAGGAATTAACAAACGACACGTCACCTATACCCTGAGCAGACCTCATAGAAAGGTTATCATCTGAAACATATCTTCTTATATATCCAAAGTAATCACCCTCCTTTAATGTAAAGTATGAATTACTTATAAACCCAGAATCCATGTCGGTAATAATACTACAATTCCAAGAGTCATCACTATTTAATGATATAGTCTTGAAGTTCTTAACCATGCCATTCTCTACATTAAAAACCCCTTTTATTCTAGAGCTATACTGAACACCATAGAAGTTATTTCTAAGATCATTGGAGTTATGTCTATATAAGTTTCCGTTTTTAAACGTGTAGAAGTATGAGTTCATACCGATCATCTTCTCTGGAATAAACGAAAAGAATGATGTCCATCCCTTTGAGTCTTCACTAAACGATAATGTATATTGCATCTATTTATTTATTTAGTTTGATGGACATGATGGTAAGAAGCTTTGGTAGTTACCATATACAGTTTGACTAACATTAGTAGCAACAACTGTTCCAGATGAATTTTCAAGTAATAACTCTATAGAGAACTCGCTTCCAGAAGTTTGCGATGGTTTAAACGCAACCTCTAGATAAGAGTCTCCAGGAGTAGTTACAACTGAAAATACAAGGCCGGCAGGGTTTACAACCGTACCAGTTACAATCGTATAGTTTAAAGGTGGATTACCAACAGATATTCTAAATCTTTTCAATACAGTATTTCCTCCGTCAGATGTGTTACAAATTGTATTTGTTATACTTATGCTAGGAACATCTGGTGGTGGTGGAGTTGAACAAGACCCAATTGTCTGTAGCAACCCATTAAACTGTCTTCTATAGTTAAAATCAAAAGAGTAATAACCATCAGGAGCCTTTGTTGTAAGAATAGAATCTGTCCATATAGCTGTTGCTGTAGAAAAATCTTGTGTATCTATATAGTATACTGCCATTTTATTTATTTTTTATTTATTTAACAATTTTCGTATGTTATAATTTCACCGTTACTACCTATTGCAATAGTGTTTGCAAAACCAAATCCTTCGTATCTTCTAAATTTACTTTCCCCATCAAATAGAGATGTTAATCCTGAATCAGAATATAAGTATTGATTGCTAAAGATACTACTTTCAGATCCGTATAAAGTTAATCCCATATCTAAGAATGTACAAGCATAACTAAAATCATAGCTAGCACTATTAGATAATGTAAACGCATAGCTTGTTGGCGGAACATAACATCCTCTAGTCTCTGTTAATGGAGGACAAGGATTTCCTCCTCCAGAAGGTTGAGTTATAATGGTTCTTGTTCTTGTCTCTACTCCATCAATACATGCTGACCAAGCTGACCAATCTGATACTACACAGTTTACTGGGTAACAACCAGGCAAGAAGCTTTGATATGTACTGTATACTGTTTGTAGTCCACTTGATCCTACAGTAATTCCAGACGGGTTCTTTAATATTAAGTCTATTGAAAACTCACCACCATAAGTAACAGAAGGTCTAAATGTAACCTGTAAATAAGAAGATCCAGGAGTAGAGTTTATACTATATTCAAGGCCAGCAGGATTAGAAACTGTACCGGCTACAATTGTATATGTAGAAGGAGCGTTACCAATAGATATTGCAAATCTTTTTGTAATAGTACTTCCTCCATCTGTATTACATATTGTACTTCCTATTCCTATGCTTGAGCATGTTCTAGTTTCTGATAGTACCGGACAAGCAGCTCCTCCGTTAATTGCAGGGGTTACTACTGTTCTAGTTCTACTCTGTAAACCTTCTGAACAAGTTGACCAATCAGACCAAGCTGAAACAACACAGTCTACAGGACAATCTCTAGTCTCCGTTAGTGTAGGACAAGCTTGTCCACCACCTGAAGGCTGAGTTATAATAGTTCTAGTTCTGCTTTGAGTTCCACCGTTACAAGTTGACCAAGCTGACCAGTCAGAAACTACACAGTTCACCGGTGTACAAACTGGTAAGAAGCTTTGATAATCTCCATATACAGTTTGACTAACGTTAGTTCCAACCGTAGCTCCTGTTGAGTTTTTAAGTAATAATTCTATTGAGAATTCGTTACCATAAGTTACAGCTGGTCTAAACTTAACTTGTAAGTAAGAATCACCAGGAGTAGCTACTATAGTATACTCTAATCCAGCAGGGTTAATTACAGTTCCTGCTTGAATAGTATATGTAGCAGGAGCGTCACCTATAGATATTCTAAACTTTCTCAATACTATACCTCCGCTATTCGGATCGTTACATATTGGATTTGTTATACTGATGCTTGAGCACGTTACAGTCTCTGTTAATGTAGGGCATGCAGATCCTCCATTGTATGGTTGAGTTACAATTGTTCTAGTTCTAGTTTTAAAACCGTCGTTACATGCTGAATACGCAGACCACTCTGAAACCTCACAGTTAGCACAGTCTCTTGATTCTGATAATTCAGGGCATGGAGTTCCTCCTCCTGTAGGCTGAGTTAATATTGTACGAGTTCTAGTAGAAACGTTGTTAACACATGCAGACCATGCAGACCACTCAGACACTACACAGTTAACAGGAGTACATCCAGGCAAAAAGCTCTGATAATCACCATATACTGTTTGAGTAATATTGGTAGCTACAATGGTTCCTGTTGAGTTCTTCAATAACAATTCAATAGAGAACTCATTACCATAAGTTAGGGCCGGTTTAAATTTAACCTCTAAGAATGAATCTCCAGGAGCAGAAGATATAGAATACTCTAAGTTTGCTGGGTTTATTGTGGTACCAGCCGCAATTGTGTAAATAGCTGGAGCATTACCAATAGATATTCTAAATCTTTTTGTAATAGTGCTTCCTCCGTCTGTATTACATATAGCGTTTGTTATACTTATACTTGAACAAGCACGAGTTTCTGATAATGTAGGACATGGAGTACCTCCTCCAGAAGGTTCTACTATAACCGTTCTGGTTCTTGTTTGGAATCCATCGTCACATGTTGACCAGTCTGACCAATCTGATACTTGGCAGTTAACAACTGGAACACAACTTCTTGTCTCTGATAGCACAGGACATGAATCTCCTCCTCCTGAAGGTGGAACTAGTACCGTTCTTGTTCTTGTTTGAGATCCATTAATACATTCAGACCAATCGGTCCAGTCAGATACCTGACAGTTCACCTCTGGAGCACCACAGTAACAAGCTAATTGACTACTTAAGTCATCGTAACAAAAGTCTGCTTGATATCCACAAACCCTATTCTCTGATAAGTCAGGACAAGGTGTACCTCCATTTTCAGCAGGAACTAAAACTGTTCTAGTTCTAGTTTGAATTCCATCAATGCACTCAGACCAATCAGACCAATCAGATACCTCACAGTTGATAGGTCCACAGTTGATACAAACATCTTCACTGCTTATATCGCTGTAACATAAGTCAATTCCGTATGCATTTACTAAGTCCCAAACTAAATAAAGATACTGAAGTCTGTTCGGATTGTTATATATAAATGAAGATTCAAATTTACCGCTAGACGGATTTATTATAGGCGTAGCTGTATTTAATAAAGGTCTTAACGTATTTATATCGGCCTCTGTATATAATGTATCGGACACTAAATACTTAAGAGAATTAGCCTCTGGGTCAAAATCAAACGTATCCGTAATGTATTTATCAGATTGCATCTTAATGGTACTACCAAACGCAGGTATAACACCTATAGATGCTTGACTTGTGGTAGATTGATAAAGTGATAATCCATCAGATTCTAATAGTACGAAGTCAATATTTGTAGGGCTGCTATATCCATTAAGCGCCCAGTTATAATTATTATGAGTAGTCTGTCCTTCATTTGAAGGTGAGTTAACTACAATTCTAACAACTGTTATTTCATCTGATTCTATACAGTTTGAAAGTATGTTGTAAGTAGCATTTACTGGAGTTATTGTAACTAGAGCCGTTGTAGGATTTATTACATTTTTATAAAATGATATAGCTCCTGATCCAGACAAGTCCTCATCTATAACAGTTTCGCCATTATATTGTATAAGTATATGTGCTGATCCTGATTCAAAGTTATAATCAAAAGAAGCTTCTCCTATTATTTTACCATACTCCAAATTAAATACTAACTCACTATTAGAATTATCTTGAGATATTGTAAATCCACAGTCAAATGTTTCTATAGGGGCCGGTAGCTTTTCATCATTAACAGATAGTACATACTCCTTTAAATAAGGGTCGTATCCACCAATCTTTTGATTATTTAACTTGTCCTTAAAGTTATCTCTAAACCAACCATTCATACCTAATTTAGATATAGGAATTAAGTTGTCGGATTGAGATGCTCCTCCTTTTAAATTAATAACAGATGTTCTCTTAGTATCTGTAAAGTAAATATCCTCTCCCCATGCAGCAAAACTAGCCGCATCGTTACTAATACCAAACTCTTCAATTCTAGATATTTGAGTACCTAATACTTCAGGTATAGATGTAATCGCACCACCTCCGGCAGCATCAGAAAGTAAATTCTTACCCGCTAATACATAGGATATCTTATCCTCTTGTAAGGTAAGCACGTCTGTTTTTCTTCCGTGAAGTATGTTAATTGGACCGAATGATTTCTCACAGTCCTTGAAGTTTGCTAGTGCTAAATTAAATTCATTTAATTTATTTACATTAGTTTCTTCATTGTATATTCCGCTGTATGTTATTCCAGCATATCTATGCGCTTCTTTAAATTCCTCTTGAGAAACAGCAGTAACCCTGCTTCCTAAGTAAAACGGAGCTCCTGTTAACGAGTCCCCAACCTTGTAACTTTCAACACCATTACCAAATGCAAAGCAGTCAAAGAAGTTCAAATCAACTACAGCTGGAATACCAGACGACTGATTAGTAACATTTCCTTGATGATATCCGTTTATAATATCAAATGATTCGCTTCCTTCAAAGTAAGTCTCACCATTAGCATCAGCGGCTTCTGTTTCAAATATGATTAATGATTCAGTTCTTTGTACTTGTATTTGACAAGACACTCTTGACTTCTTACCACTACAGTTAGGCGTACCACTCTTCATTACGAAGAATAACCTTCCGTCAGTAGTATCTTGTTGAAATTCGTATTGGTTAGTACCTGGTATGGCGTTAATATCACCTGTATAAGGACTAACTAAGTTCTTATTAAAGTCGTTTTTATTTACCGTATCATCACCACCCGTACTATCTCCTGCTTCTAAGTTTATTTGATCCCCTATTATAAAGGTATATAAACTAGTGTAATCTTGAGATGCTGTAAACGACTTATTAAATGTATACGTTCTATTACCACAACTGCTTACGGCAGCTTCTCTAGTTAGTTTAAAGTTAATATTTATTAAACTTCCAGCTGGTATATCGTAAGGAGCAAATTGTAATTCTCCAGGTTGTCCAAATAATGGATTATCTATATAACAAGGATAAGATAAATTAGCGTAGCTTCCAGCTTCACTTATTTCTCCCTCATCTATAAATGAGTTCTCAGTATATGCAGCCGAAAAATTAGAAGCCTTAAGCCTCATATACATTCCTGCTGGCTCTATAATATCTTGACCTGCTGAATTCTTATTGTCTTTTATAAAGTCTCTAGGTTGTGCCTCTAATGCAAGAACCTTAGTTTTTACTAAACTATTTAATACCCCATTAGAGTCTGCCTTAACAATAAGCGTTGAGTTTTCTTGTACCTTACTTCTATTATCTCCTTCTAATTTAAACCAAGTAAATCCTGAGTCTTCTTGAAAGAAAAGATTAGAGTATACAACCTGATACTGACTTTTTGAAGGCTTTACTACAAACTTATACTTCTTAGCCCAGCTTGGAGCTTTACTAATTATACTTGCTCTTATATAATTCTTTTTATCTGAATTATACGGAGGAATAAATACTGTATTATTTGTATCTACTAGGGCAGTTGAACTACGGTTATATTCATCCATGTATACAATAGCTACCTCATAATCCCTATTACTATGAAGGCTCTGATTAGATCCTATAGCTGAAAAGCTAGCATAAGTATTAGTATTTGCAAGGTACTCATAAGCATATACAAATTGACCTGGAGTTGCCTCGTATCCAAACTTGATAGCTGGAATCTGAATGCTTATAATATCAGAACCTAATGTAGATGATATAGTAAATCCGCCAGTAGCGTTAGATATACCAGTTCCTATTTCACTCCATCCCGCCTTTGTAATCAACTGACAGTTAAAGAAATCTGTTAATGAAGTTCCAGAACACGCGTCAGCATATATTTTATGAGTTGATATTGCGTCTATAAATTCTTGACTAGTAGCCAACTCATTAACGCTACTGTAATTTTTTTGAATATTAAATACTAACTCATATTCAAAATCATTTCTAGGAGGATTCGTATACGAAGCATCTCCTGAGTATGAGTCATGTTGTAAGTTTACAGTTATAGAAAGGTATGATCCACTAACTAGCGGCATACCTGTTAAATCTATATTAAACTGAGAGTCGTTTACAGTCTTTGTACTAGATGGATCTATTGTATAGTTAACTCCGCTATTTAATGTAATAGGAAGTTCAACAAATCCTATATTCTCAGACATTAAATCTAAGTTGTAGTCAATGTCTATTTCGTTACCGTCTTCGTCTGTAATGTTGTAACCATCAACATAGTTTCCATACATTAACCTATTACCCATGACTGTTTGAGCCTTAGCTAATCTAGGCACGTTATCAAACGTACGAAGCAGCTCGCTCTCTGTAAGGGTTGTATATATTTTTTTATTTGTAAATGTAATCTGTTCTATTTTGTTATCAGCCCACCCTTCTTGAGATTTGTTGTATTTTTCTACAACATTTATTACACTAGAGTCTGATAGTTTAAAGCAGATATCTACACCAACGACATTATCAGTACCAGTATTGAACTTTACATTAACAGAGTTAAATATATTCTGCATTCCTGAATTCTCAAATGTAGAATAATCAAGTCCAAATGCTCCAGGTTCAAATGCTATATCACTAAACTGAGATAAAGCACTATACTCACCATCCTTATATTTGTATCTATAAGCAAAAGATATGAACTTATCAGTCATATAATTCTCTTCCCTAGGTACAGTAAGTAATGATATTGTAGGCGCTGATGAAGGAGGAGCGACTATCACAGATATATCACTATCATCAATTTGATCTACGCCGCCTATTGGTTCGGGGTAGTTTCTATTTACGTTTATTTTTCTAGGAGGATTTAAATTATCCGTCCAGAATAGTAAGTCATCGATTAAGTTAATACCTGTAACTAAGTACTTATGGTCAAAGTTAAGTACGTCTTCAGATACTACATGGTACTTTAGTAAGTTTTTTTCTGCATTAAATGATACTACTATATCAACAGTAGCAGATGCTACAAGCCAGTATAGCGTTTCATTAGATCCATCCTCATATGCGCCAATACATTTAGCATCTATAAGAGAAGTTCCGTTATACTGTAAGTTAGTAAGCTTAATATTTCCCTTAGCATTTTCTACAGCCCCTACACTATTATTTTCAGTAGATCCGACTCTAATATTTAACGCGTCTACATATTCCCCAGCAGGGATTACGCGCTCATCAAAATCTTTGTTCATTCTACCGGCAATAAAATTTACATCAATATTTGCCATATATATTACTTAATCCATTTATCACGACCTCTCATATTCATCAAAAGTCTTCCCGGATGAATATTACTCAATCTTATTTTTGCGTTTCTTAGAAGGGCTGTTTTGTCCTTCTTAGCTCTGTTAACTATATATTCCTGAACTCCAACCTTAGCATTTAGTATAGCATACTTAATGTAAGCATATATAAACTCTTCGGCCATCTTATTGATGCTTACCTTAGAATCATCACCGTCCTGCATTCCATCAGAAATATATTCTAAAATACATAACTCTCCGGCCATACCAGAACCGAAATTAATAACTCCTGAAGCTTTATCAATTCTATATGTTGGATTGACGTTAGCTGTCTCTGTGTTTAAACCGTAGTTAGCTCCAATAGAGTAATCGAAGTACCAGTTCTGATCTATATTTACACCTTCTCTACCAGCATACATTCCGCTTCCAGGATACATTGTTTTTTGTTTGTCAGTAACCCTATCGTAATCTAAAATAGAAGTTCCCTCCAATATATTTCCGTCCTGATCAAATAAAACCCTACAGTTATTATCCTGTAAATAACTATTACTATAATTCGTTTGAATGTTTTCAGTAAGCGGTCGTAATACACCATCTTTATATAATGATATTCTAACGTAATTTACATAGTCGTTTGGCAATATAAACTTAAGATCGTCACAGATACTAATTTCTAGTACCTTGATTTCTTTAAGAGCATCGTAGTTTATTTCTTGAATTCCTCTTTTTGCGTGAAATAATACGTTATATCTTTGTACGTTATTTATTAACTTGTCGTTGCCAACATACATTAACATAAAATTATTTACAATATCGTCTAGGGAAACATACTGATACGATCCCCAGTTTTCATTTTCAGGTATGTTACCTGAGTTCTCATAGTATTGATAACCAGTTAAATATGCCATATCTATCCTTGAGTTTGTTGGTTCTTAACTTCTTCACTTGTGCCAAACGAGAACACATCCGCTTCTCTAATAGATATTCCAGCAAACTGAAGTATCTTAGCTGTTAACAATGGTTCGTCTGTTAATGGAAGTTCAAAGTCCTGATAGTCAGAAGCTGATTGATTAAATAACGGCTCTCCACCTAATAAAGATGTATACGTCCACTTAGGATCCTTAGGATATCTAATGTACTGAGTAGATACGTTTGATTGTATTGATGAAGGGTATACTTTTATATGGTTACCTTCTAGAACATACGCTGGATATAGTACAGATGGACTTGTAAGATTAGAAGATAATAGATTTAGTATCTTATCTTGTGATACCCTATCTATTTCCTTTGATCCGTATCTTACAGTGTTTAAATAGTAGAAGTTACTAGGCAAAACAAATGATGGGCTGCTGTATGATAATGTAGCAGTAGAAGACAGGCTATCAATAACCTCTTCAACATTCTTAACTATATCTGCATATCCGCTTCCTGATTGTCTAGCGTTTTGTTTTAATATCCATGTATTATACTGATAGAAATAATCTTCGAATATATCTAGCTGAGCCTGTTTAGCATATAAGTTAAAGTCATCCGGAGTAATATACCCGAAGTTATTCTTATTAGCAACAGATAATACAGTGTTTCTTACTGAGTTTATCATTCTTAAAAACTTTTTACAAAGATAATAAAAAAAAGCGCCCTGTAAAAGAGCGCCTTTAAATGCAAAAAGAAAAGTAATTTACTCGATTTTATTCTCAAGTAATCTTAACACTTCAATACCTTCATCTGTCTGTAAGTAAGAAGCTAATATGTAAATATGATTCTCTCCGAATGGGACAGTCAATAATTTTTTCTTGTTTTGTGGAAGATTAAAGTAGATATCTCTACCCTTATTCTTTAACTTTAATAAGTCGTACTCAAAGAATTTAGCACATGTATTTCTTAGTTGTAGCATTGGATCGTTCAACATCTCTAAGAATGACATTGGATAATTTCTTGCATAAACAAATACGTCGCGCTTTAATTCAGCAGTAGACATTTTATCAATTTTAGATCCTAATAGAACTCTAGCTACAGCCTCTAAAGAGTCAATATCTAAGTCTCTTGCTGCAATTTGAGCGTCTAATTCGCTTGTTAATTTGTCGATATCAGATGAAGCATCCTTTTCAGTGTTTACCTCTTCAAATACCTGACCATTACCAGGATGTAGTTCTAAAAAATATTGTAGTACTGGATTTGTCTTTGATACCTTTAAGGCACCGTCAACAAATACAATAGGTTCTAAAATAGCGTTACCATCCTGTTCGTCTTCGAACGGGCTTCTTTGGTTAACTGCATATCTTAAAGGTCTGTTTGATTTTCCGTCAAAGTGTAGTAACGGAGATCTACGTGTGTTTCTTGATGCTAACATATAAGATAGCGGGGTGTTTTTTTTCTTAAGTACGTATATTTTATCCGCACTTGAAATTTGATTTGCCATTTGATAAGATTTAAATTTAAAAAATAACCAGGGCTGTTACACCCTGGCTTATTATAACTATTTTCTAGTTCTCGAACAAGAAGAAGTTGTTAGCACCTAAAGTACATAAAGCTCTTTCTGACAAGAAGTGAACTTCCATAGCATCTAAGCTAGAAGTTTGTGCTCCACCAGCAGAACCAGTAATCCAAGTTTTGTAACGTCTGTCTTCAGTTTCAGAAGCTCTATAACGAACGTGTAAGAATGGACGTTTAGCGTTTTTACCAAGTACTTGATCGTAAACAGTAGTAGATCCAGCAGGAACTAATACACCATTGATAGCACCTCCAACAACTCCACCTCTAAGTGTAGCGTCGTTTAAGTATTTCCAGTCAGTTTTGTAGAAATCGTAACCTCTACGGAATCCTGTAAATCCTAAGTTCAATGCCATTTCTTTATCGTTGTCAAACAAACCATAAGAAGTACCACCAGCACCGTAAGAGTTTTGAGCAGCCAACATATCGTCGATATCGAAAGAGAATTGACGGTTGATGAACAATACGTTTTCTTCGATAGCTCCTTGCTTGTCTAAACGTTGGATGATAGCATCAAAATCAGCTAACGCAGTTGGGTTACCACCTGACCATACGTTACCTCTTTGTCCTACAGCGTAGAATAAACCTTCTGAACCTTTGTTTCCAAAAGCAGTATTAGCTACAGCTCCAGAGTTAGCCTCAGCAGGAACAGCTTCGATCATAGACATCTCTAAGTAATCTTCGAAACGCAAACGAGTTTCGTGCTCAGATTTAATGTACCATAAGTATCCAGTAGCTCCATTTTCAGTAGTTACTTCAACCCATCCGATTTGAGCCATGTCAGAACCAGAAACAGCGTACTTCTCTTTGATGATGATTGGGCTGTTTTCGAAGATATCGTCTTGAGCCTCTAAAGATTCAGTTTGACCTTCAGTTCCTTTTTTGAATTCAGAACCATAAACGAAAGCAGTAACAGTTGCAGTAGCAGCGAAAGACTGTCCAGCAGCTTCGTAGTAAGCTACGTCAAAAGTACCAGCAGCGTAATCAACAGAAGTAATGATAGCTTTGTTCGAGTTAGCAGCAGCAGCGTTATCTGACAAGAAAACTGTTTGCCCTGGTTTGAAAGCGATAGATCCTGTTAAGGTATCATCAACTGTAATTGTAGCAGTATCTCCACCTACAGCTGCGTCAGAAGCACAGTCAATGTATTTAGTGTGAAGACGACCTTGTTCTGCCCATTTGATAAGGTCTGAGTTAGACGGCATTTCAGCTCCTACTGCTCTTAAGAAAGATGCAACAGAACGATTTCCGTAACGCTCGAATTCTTTTTCATAAGTATCAGGAAGATACTGATTCAAGAAGTCAAAATTTGTAATGTAGTTAGTGCTTAATGTTTGTCTTGTAGCACTAGGTTGTAATGCGAACCCTGGGGTTGCTTGTACTGATCCAGCCATTTTGTTTTAATTTTTAATTGTTTCTATTACTTTTTATTTTTAGTCCTCTTCCACTATCTCCATCAGTTGCAACAACTTTGAATCCAGACTGAGCAATTGACTGAGGAGCATTTCTCATCTCCATATCAATATTCTTAATTCTTTTGGTGTTATCTAATAACGCCTCTGCTCTACCTTGTTCGTAAAAGAACTTAGCAACTTTTTCTGGGTTCATAGCAGCAGCTAATGAACGATGATAGCCAACGTGATCTGAAATCAGTCCATTCTCATCTAAATACTTAGATATAAAATTTGTAACGTCCGATTGTGCCTTCTTAACTTCTGCAACATCTCCTGGTAAAAACTTAATTGTCTTATCTCCTACATTGAAATCAAAACCTTTGAATTCATCAGAGAAAAGTTCTTCAGTCTTCTTTTGAAAGTATTGAGACTTTTTAAGATTCTCCTCTTGTTGACTAGTGGAATCTTGAACATATTTCTTGTAAGCATTGTAAGTTTCTTTTTCGTCATCCGAAACCAATCCACCTTTTGACTCAAGAGGCGTCTTATAAGTTTCTTTGTACTCATCAAAAAACTTCTTAGCTTTAGCAAGCTCTTTTTTCTTAGCGATTTCCTTTTTCTTGATATCTTTTGGATCATCAAACTCTTCATCGTAAGCAAACTTATCCTCGATCATATATTGAATATCATCTCTGTCCAAGTCCTCTTCCGTTTGAGAGTAGTACTCAACTAATAAATCATCTGGATCCATATCGTCAAAGTTTCTGTTTAATTTAACAAAATCTTCAATTCCACGTCCAGTTTCTTTTTTGTATTTAAAATACGCAGCTACGTCTTCTGGTAAGTCCTCTTTCTTTTCTTCTCTTTCCGCAAAAAGATCATTGATAGAGTTTACTTCCTTTCCGTATCTATTCTTAATATATGAAAGAACGTCATTATCTTCTAGCTCTGCCTTTGCTGGCTCTGCCGGTAATTCTGCTTCAGGTTCTTGTTGAACTTCTACATGTTCTGGTTCAGCAATACTCTCCTCATGCTTATCCAATAACTCTTGTTCAACTTCCTGTACTGATTTTTGTTCGGCGACACCTAGGTCCCTTACAGTAAAAGTGTTTTCCATTTGATTTAATTTTTTGCAAAGTTACTTAATTATAATTTTATACTATCTAGGCATAAATCATGCTTGTTTTATTAGGTCTATGCCCTGTTAAATAATTATTAAGGGTAGACCTAATCATGTTGTGAGCTTTAGCTGCATCAGCTATGCATCCATAGTATATTCCGGTTTGTGTGTTTAAAATTATTTTAGCTTTATAGTTTTTTTCTCCAGAAATGCTTTTGCTTCTCTTTAATAAACACTCCTTAGATAATTTTCTTCCAGTTAAAGCTTTTGATATTTTATCTCTTCTTTCTTTAGAAAACACAGTTCCTTTATTACTTTCTGATATTTTAAGTCTTGTCTGTATTGATACAGGCCTACCTATCAATCCTTTCTTTATTTTTTGTATAGCCTCTTCAGTATGCTTAAATCCTTTTACTGAATTAGAAATTCTAGCCTTCATTTCGTCAGATATAACTTTTCTTGAATCGTTTGAGTTTGTTAAAAGACAATTCAATCCCTTTTTACCTATACATTCATATCTATCTTGCCAATATCTTTCCTTTTGGTTTAATTGATCTTTATCGCATTCTTCTATAACTTCAAAAACATGGTTATCCCATCCGTATTTTTTAATAGAACTATATAACCTTACTTGTAATTTACAACTACAACTTGCGTATTTTTTAATTCTATTTTCTATATTAACACTCTGTCCGACATATACCTTACCTGAAGGAGATGTTATTTTGTATATACCTATCATAAATTATATTTTGTACAAATATAATGTTTTATTATCTAGGTTCAAACTCAGCAAAATCGAACGAATCCAAACTATCATTTGTAGATTCGAAATTCATAGGAGGCAGGTTGTTTTTACGTTGATCAATTAGTTTAGACTGCTGTGTGTTTTGTAGGCTTATACGCTTATCCTTAGCTTCTTCTTTTAACTGCTCTTTTGTTTTGACAGTTTCAAATTCGGCTCCTTTAAGTTGCATCTGCATTTGGAATTCCATCTGCATAAGCTCCATTTTTAATTGAGCCTCACTCTTCATCTTCTCAATTTCGTATGCAACCTCTGCTTGCTTAATCTGCATTTTAGACTGAGTCTCAGCTTGTATATTTTGCATTGCTGTCTGAGCTGCCATTTGCTGTGACTGCATTTGGATCTGACCTTGCATTTGTTGCTTAGCCTGCTCGTTCTTTTGTAGCTGCTCTTCTTTTTTCTTTCTCTTAAGTTTAAGCAACTGATTAGCTAGCTTAAGGTTTCTCATCTCTCTAATATCAATAGCATCCTCTAAGTAAATAGAGTCGCGAGATAAAGCCAGGCTAATGTTTTGTTCTAACTGAGCCTTTTCTTCTTCGTCAGGTGAAACCTCTATAAATATACCGAAGTCATAAAGATATAAATCTTTTATTTCATCAAGTATGCCAACATTGTACTTTCCAATCTGATTAATGAACTCTTCTTTAAAATCAGAGTACTCTAGTATATCAGCTACCCTGTATGATATAGCCTCTGCTAATGATTTAGTTACAAATAAACTAGACTCAAGGATGTGTCTTGTAGCTGTATTTGAATTAAGAGCGGCCAACTTCTGAACACCTACCAAAGAGTTAGGGTCTGGATTAGATCCATCTCTAGCCTCATTCAATCCTGTTACATCCCTAATCATACTTAGGTAGTGGTTATAACTAGCTACTAAGCTAGATATTTTACCTTGTCCGCTGTTAGAGTTAAGTTCTTGAATTGGAACTCTGGCGTTATTGAATTCACCATCTCCAGTATAACTTCTACCGATAACACTACCCGTTTGGAAGTATAATCTAAGAGCGTCCTCTGGATTGTAAGCTGCACCGTTACCTAAGTCTACTTCATTAAGTCCATCAGCATCAATAAATACGCCATCAGGAACTACCTTAGCAATAACCTGTTGTAGCTTTAAGTGTGTCATTTGAATTAAGTCAGCAAAAGGAATCATTCTCTTAACAAGAGACTCTATGCTTCCTTTGTACATTCTAGGAGCCACAGCTATGTAGTTAGGTATTGCGTGTTGAGAAGCTGATTTAGGACGCACCATGTTTCGAGATAACTCCCACTTAAGCATGATGTTAGTACCCATAACCATTACACCATCGTACCAAACGTCGATAGTCTTTTCTATTTTTTCGAATCTACCTTCATCCATCATTTCTTGTGGAGGATTGAAAGTGTCGTCCTTTTCTATTATCTTATAAGTTCCGTCTTCTAGATTCTTTTTCTTGTAGACGATTTTTTTAGTAGTCTTGTAGTTAACATACAATAACGTAGCGGTATCGTTGCTAAATAAACTATTATTGTAGAACTGTGCTGAATTATAATAATCGTACCATGACTGGCTGTACTTTGAAATTTCAGCTAAATCCTCGTTAGTAAGGGTAGGATCAATTTTAACTAGCTCTGTAATTGGAACAGTTTTAATTTCACCCCAATAGAAACAATCCTTAAAGTAAGGATCCTCTGTGTAACTATAAACAACGTTAGCAGGATCTACGTACTCAATTCTTACACCGTCTCCAGGAAGGAACATGTGCTTAGCCATGCCCACACCAATTGTAGCGATGTCGTAGTCTACTCTTTTTCTAGTTTCATTATATTTGTTTTCGTCAAATACAGTATTAATAGCCTCTTCTTCAGCTATCTCAATTGCAGGCTTGTACTTAAGCTGCATGTATAATGAAAGTTCTTCGTCATTCTCAGGAAGATCATCTGGATTAGTATCAAACGCGTTAACACCGAACTGATCCTTAACCTGAAGTAACAAGTCCTTTGATACCATGTCAGCCTGAATCATATCCTGATACTTAGATCTTTTATCAGCAGACATAGCGTCCTGAGCATATGCTTTAGGCTTGAATAATCTGTCGTTCATTCCATTAACAACAATATCAACAAACTTAGGTATAATAGGAACCGGAGTAAAGTCAAGATTAGTATGAGATAAGTCGCCGTCAACAGCTATTTGATCTTTGTACTTGCCTATTGACTGTTCGCCTCTTGCATACAATCTTAATTTATGGAAGTTACCCCACTGATCATAGAATCTTGAATTGTTTCCATCCTTTCTAAACCATTCGTACTGAATACTTTGAGAGATCTGTAGACCATACTCAAATGTTTCCTTCTCTTTATCTGAAGCAAACTGGTTTGGAAAAGCAGTTGCAGGTATATTTATTTTTACGTCTTTCATTTATCTAATAAGTTCACTTCTAGTTCCTGAGTTATTATACTTTGCAAAATTAATACTTATTTTCGACTCTTTCTTTGCCGCCAAGTATATGTTCTTCTGATTAGCCATTATAGCTAGTCCTGAACTAATTGCAGCATCAAATTTGGTTCTGTTATTTATGTCAAATTTAGCCCACTCCTCTATTGTCCTAGTAAAGTACATGTCTCCCATTTCATCTGAATCTCTATACGTACCTTCAGTATCCATTCCGACATATTTTTCAATATACGACTGAATAGCGGCCGCGTGAGATTGCTTAACATCTTCAGACGAGTTAGGTATTCCTCCAAGCTCCTTCTCTGTCTTTGACAGATTAGTGAAGTGCTTATCTGGCCTGTTCATTGAGAATCCTCTGTATCCCCTGTTTTTAAAGTGATACAATAACCTAGGCTTATTATTCTCCACAAGGATAGGCATTCCATAGAATACACACGCCATTAGAACCTCTTCAAAAAATATCTCCGCTGTCTGAGGACGAGCTATATACTCAAGGAAGAAGTGGTTACTAGGAGCATTATCCATATTAAACTTAGTAAGTCCGTGTAGAGATCCGTTTGATCCTCCGCCTCCGACAGTTCCGGATATATCGTAAGGGTCACAACCAAAAGCACCAATGTGCTCATTACCAGGGTACTTGTTTCCATTTTTATAAACTACTTGGTTCTGCATTGCTGAATTAGGAATCCACGAAACTAGGAATCTCCCCCTTGGATCCGGAGTCCAAATAACTTGAGTATCCTTTTCTCCGTTCTTCCAGTGAAACGATCCTCTTGTTAGTATCTGATCTCTAATTAGAGAGTCATTATAGTCTATCTGTTGATAGATCTTTGTTAAGTTAAACAAAGACGCCTTACTCTCATCTCTAAACGCGTGAGACTCTGTTCTGGAGAACTGTCTGTAGAACTCATTCAATGCATCCGCATCATTCTTCAAGGACGCAACCTCATTCTCCCAGTAGTCTATAGCTCCGTTTGTTATTAGTCTTCCGTCTATTCCAGTTATTGGAGTTTCTGGTTTTCTAAACACAGGCATTCCGTATCTATCTATGTATCCTTCGAAGTTCCACTCCATTGGGATATATAGTGAGTACATACCAGACTTAGTCTGACCATTCTCGTTACGAGTCTTTATGTTAGAGTCCTCGTATAGTTTCTTAAAATTAGATCCACCTTTAGCAAGCGCATTAGGAGTTGATCCCATCATACACTTACCGATAATTCTACTACCTAAACGAAGACACGTCTTTCTAACTCGCCATCCATTAAGTATATTATTAGGAGCCTCTAACTTACCAGACTCATCCTCAACAAGGTAGACTAGCTTTTCCCCATCGTAACTGTTGTCAGCTGTATTCTTCCAGTCGATGGACGTGTCCAATCCTTCTAGCTCAGCCTCTGAACTATCATACATATTCTTCTTTGTAATCTTAGAAGCAGGTACCCTAAACGCTAGTTCTGTTTTAGGTTTATCCATACCGTCCATGATTGGCTTGAAAAAGAACGGAAGGTTACTTGATATTGGTACAACCTTATTAGTAAACATAGTCTTAGCATCACCCCCTGTCTTAGACTGAATACCTATTCTAGCGTCCTTAGCTAATGTAGCTATATTTACAGCTTCAGACGAGGCCATAAAGGAGAATCCAGAACGTCTAATCTTTAAGTAGACCATACCGAAGCATCTATCATCTGCGCGACATGCTTCCCAGTAAATAAAGAATATTCTGTTAGCCTCTCGAAAGTCTGGAAGTCCGACGTCAATCTTTGTCCATTGACAGTACATGTAGTGAGATCCTGTCATGTACGTCTCTACTCCATTATTCATGAAGAAGAATCCGTTCTCTCTTCTATCGAACTCAGTCTCTATATAGTCAACCCATTTAGACTTGAAATCATTAGGCATGTCATGCCAGTGAAATATAGACTTAATTTTATCTAATTCCTTTGGATACTCAAATGGCTCCCAGTACTGTAGTTCCTTCTTCTTGTCCCTTGAGTATATTGAGTCAGGAGTCTTTGGTAGCGCTATAAATAGTCCGTTTACATTATAGACTTCACCAATAGTTCCGTTCTTAGATATAACAATCATGTCATACTTCTCGTCGTATCCGTACTGCCAAGACTTTTTATTGTTCTTATTGGCTAGTACAGTTGGCGGAATATGATTCTTTACAACTGAGTATAAACTATTTTGATCGTTTTTCTGCAAATCCCTGTATTTTAGGTTCTGGCTTAGCTACTTCTTTTGGATCCTCATTGAGTTTTTCAGACTCTGATTCTATTCTATTAAGAATACTAAACGCATCTTCTATAGCTAAACGTTTGGTTGCCGCGGCGTTTTTTAGTTTGTCAGATGACAAGTCATCGTCTCCACCTCTTATAATTGTATCTTCAGCAACTTTAATGAGTTCTTCAACTGCTTTGTAACCAGCCGCTATGATACGCTCTTTTATGTCTTTTAATTCCATTTAATTGTGATGTTATTAGTAAACATCCTGTATAGTTTTTGAGCATCTATAGTAAAAGGATATTCACTATCTGGTTCAAATGCTATTTCATCTCCTACATTTAGCCCTAGAGCTAGTAGTTCATTGTTTATGTATGCAATAGTTCCTGCTAGAGGCTCCTCCTTACAGTTCTTTTTAATTACAGAGTCCTTAGATTCTATAGGCTTAATAAAGCAGTACTTTGAGTGTGCCTTCCATACATCGTTATGGTTATACATAAAAAACTGCTCCTGATCAACAAAGAATAAGTCGTCCTTAAAGTAGCTTGCGCCGCTCTTCTGTCTACCCTTCATGTCGTAGTAAAACTTAAACACGTTGTGGTGAACAAGTAAAATATCTCCAGGAGTAATCTCTCCGTCATAACCTATTGGAGTCTCGACAACCTCAGCGTACCTATTAGATACTGTATGGTCTTCCTGAGACACGCTTGTTATAATGTCAAGTCCACCTACCTCTTTAATATTATCGTATCGCCTACCGTTTAACGGTCTAACAATAAATAGACTTGGAGATTTCATTAGAAGTTGATGTTATACTCTATAGATATTGGCATGTTAGAATTAAACTCCTTCCAAAGAAATACTTCGTCTTCCTTCTCTATCCAGATCTTTATTCCTCCTGTGCTATCGTCTAGTCGTATGTGATGTATTGTGTGGGAATTATTCAATACAAGCTGACCTACAATGTAATGCATACCATTACTCTTGTAGTCAGCCCCTATTGTTATTTTTCTAATGTCGAACATTATGCCTGAGCTTCACCTTCAGAGATCTCCCCTGTGTTAATGTTTATAGAGATATTTTCTCCGTAGATCCCAGCTAGTTCCTTCTTAAGTTCATCTTGTTTGATTAACTTTTCGTTAACCTGTCTCAAAACGTCAGACTTCTTGAATTCGTACTCTGTTGTTAGTTGACCCAATGCCTCATTAGCACTTTTAAAGAATGACTCAAGTTCTTGTAACTTCTTTAATTCTTTTTCTTCGATTGATTTTACTTCTACTTTTTTCATTTTGATTTAATTTATTGGCAAATATACAAATTATTTATTAATGTACGATTTTTAGAGCGTCTCCGGTTCTATAAACCTTACCAACTGCTAACCCTGCTGCTACTGCTGCTGAATTATTAGCGTACTCTACTACTCCTGTGAATGAAGGTGTATTCATTATAAGTAAGTTCTGCTGTAAGAAGCTTATAACATCTGCGAACGTAAAGTTCTTTGTCTCTAAGCTATTCTCCGCATCTGTTCCTACTAACTTGTCGTCAACTGTTATTTCAGTATCGTCTGGATATTGGCTAATCTTTGTCATAATTATTCAGCTATTACTTCTTCTACAATAGGTGTTGGTTCTGGTGTTGGTTCTGGTGGAACAGGTGGAACGTATTCTCCTGTAATAACAAGATTAAGTTGTTCAGCAACCCAATCGTAAGCGTATTCATTTGTTTGCCATCCTTGATATGCTTCGTCCGACATTGTTAAATTTCCTTGAGCAAGTTGTTGTTGAGCGTCACTCAAAATAGAATAATAAAATGTACCTGAATTGATTAAATTGTCATTAATACAATAAGAATTTAAAATACTTCCTTTGTCTTGAGTTCCATTTACCCAAATAAAAATAGGTTCAATTGTTTTCATAGTTGTTTTTTTTAAGCGTAAATATAAATAGTTTTATTTTTTCTTGTTCCAGACAAATATCTTGCCATATTTCTGTGATTTAAATTGTATAAATCAGTTAATTCTTTTAAGCAGTTGTAAAAAACTCCTGTTTGAGTATCTAATACAATTTTAGCTTTTTTTGATTTATCTCCTTTTTGAGCTTCAGACATTTTTTTTCTTGATTCAATAGATGCTTTTCTTCCGTAATTTGGATGATCCTTACCTTTTTTGTAACTAGAAGCTCTTAATATTTTAATTCTTTCAATTGTCTCTTTAGAATATTTATATCCTTTTGAACTTACTGCGTTTTTATTGAGATTACAACATTTTTCATCATCAAAAAATAAATCTAAATAATGTTGTTCTCTAGAATCCAAATCTTCGTACGAACATTCTTCTAATATTTCAAATAACGGCATACCATGCTTATTATATACATTTTGAATAAATCCGCTTTTATTTTTATTTTTAAGCATTAAGTACTTGTGTCTATTAAAACGATTTTGAATGTCAATAGACTGACCTATATAAAAATATCCAGATTCTTCCCATTTCAATTTGTATATACCTAACTTTTTCATACTGCTTCTTGTACTGTTCCGTTATCCCAAATGGATACTGCTTCAATTGTTTTCATGTTTATTTATTTATTTGTTGTTTATTATTTGTTTTAGAATAACAGGTTATTTGATATTACTTGTATGTGTGCAGCCCAGTTTGTATTACCTGCTATATGAAGTATTCCATTAACTTGTGAAAATGATATTCCGGAGGCAGTATTACTAACTGATATTTGAGTTGCTTCAAAATTATTTCCATTATACCCACATCTAATCATCCATAACGCAGCTCCCGTGCCATTACCTGCGTCAAATTGTGTTGATATTAAAAGTAGATAAGCACCACCGCCACTATAAGCATTTATTGGTAATCCTAATGATTGCGGGGTAGTTTGTAGTGTTATGTCTTTTCTTCTGAAATTTTGACTTTCCATTCTACCTGCAACTTGTAATTTCGATCCGCTATCTGTTTGTGTCCCTATTAGCATATTTCCATTTGAAGCAATAGTTACCGTTTCATCGCTGCCCTGTACAAAGGCTATAGGCGCTGCTGCATTATTACTTAAAACCCTGCTATATATTTTTGTACCTGAACCTGTTGATCCGAAAATTGATCTATATCCATTACCTGTATTGTCAACGCAAATATAAGTAGACGAACCATCTTGCACATGCAACTTAAATGCCGGTGTAGCCGTTCCAATACCAACAGATCCGCCATTGAAAAAGCTATTACCAGCAGTGTCTAAAGCTACTTTAGCTGTCCCGGTATCACTTAATTGAAAATATCCCTTTTCATCATCTGGATAACTAGAACCTCTTCCAGATATTAACGCGAGTCTATTTCCTGTCGGAGTTTGAATTTCCATGCCTTGATTGCTTTGGCCTGATATGCCCTTAATAGTCAACAATCTAGGTGGACTAGACACTCCAATACCAACAGCTCCGTTAGCATCAATCCTCATTACCTCTGTATTGCCATTAATGCCAATCCATCTATGCGTGCCTCCTGCCGAAACCCCGTAACCAATGCTTGACGCAGAATAAAATCCAGGGCCCGTATAAGCGGCGGCTTGCACGGATTGCAATATTCTAAATACATTAGATCCACCGCTGCTTAAAGATATATTTCCCGCTACATCTAATTTGTTTAGTGGCGATATAGTTCCTATACCAATGTCTCCGGAACTTAATATCTCCATTGCAGCAGTAGATGTACCCATTGCTCTAAGAGAAAGTCCAGACGAATTTATTACTAACTTTTTATCACCGTAAGTACTATCACTTGAAGACGCAACTAAGTATACTTGTGGAGAATCAGGTTGTAATGATATATTACTTCCGTTAACTGCATACTTTGATCTAACACTTCCAACAACATCAAGCTTGTATTGAGAACCAGGAGCGGGTGTTAATCCCATTCCAATAAGTCCGCTTCCTTCCTTTATAACCTCTGTTAGATTCCCTAAATTTCTATTTAGTCCCATATTATTTGTTTTCTAAAGTTTCTAATCTAGCAGTTAACTCTTGTATTGCTTGAACTAAAATAGGCACTAATTTTGAGTAATCTACACCTTGCATTTGTTCAGCATCTTTTTCACCTGTTACCGCATAAGGCACTACCTCTTGCAATTCGTGGGCAATTACCCCATACATTCTATCTTCACAAGATTTCCATTTATAGTCATAAGTTTTAATTTTAGATACTAAATCTAACCCTGAGTAATCTTTAAAATCTTCTTTAAGTCTATAATCAGATGTTGTGTTATAAGTTACACCTGTTGTGCCTGATTGACCAATTGAACCAATAACAGAACTATTTACGTAGAAATTTACAAAACCTGATCCATTTACATTTGAGGTACTATGATATAACTCTACCACCCCGTTAAAAGAACCAACCCCGGGACTCGCGTAGTTAAATTTACCTGTATTGTTTGTTGTTGTATCTCCAATAGTTACATTACCACCTGAAGTGATACGCATACGTTCGGTATTGTTGTTTTTAAATAGTATATTGTGAGATGATACAGTTTCAAAACTTGTATTTCCTGTATTAGAGTCATAACTCAATTTTAAACCTTCATTTGTAGCATCTGGCCTACCTATTAAAATATATGGAATATATCCGTTTGGCGCTGAAAATCTAGAAACTTCTCCAGAATCTGTCCTTGCCACATGTAGTCTTGCTTGCGGATTAGATTCGCCAATTCCTACGTTGCCAGAAGTATTAATTCTCATCCATTCACCTGATACAGTACCGTCAACTAACCCGTATCCAAATAAAATACCACCAGCTGATGGCGTGCCTATTCCAGCATTTGCCGCACCATTATGATTCATAATGTATCTTAACTGAGATACGCCACTACTGTACCCTCCTAAGTAGGCTATTGAATTAGTAGCCCCAGCACCACCTCCTGTACCAATTTGCAAAAGAGTACTTGGTCCAGCCGCACCTATTCCAACATTATTAGCACTAGATACTGTTATCGCTCTTGGTAAAGCGCCTAAGTCTTTAGTTAATCCCATATTATTTATTTTTTATTTATAGAATACTACTAGGCGCGTTATCGGTTTTATGCTTTAACGTTTGTATCCAATTATTTGCGTAAGCGGCATTTACTATTTCTTCTCTAGACCCAGGTATTGAATGACCCAATTCTAAAATTTTTTCTACTGATAACTTTACAATCTCTTCAATAGCTAGTCTTGCTCTTTCCTTCATTGAATTTTCAATCCAATCTTTTGGGTTATACGCAATATATTCCATTGCTAATTTTTCAGTATCTGTAAGTGTTACTATATATTCCATATTTTTTATATTTATTTTTTACCCTACTAAATATCCGCTAAATGAACTCCAGTCTTTTCCATGAAAATCAACAGAGAATCCGCTTGAGTTAATCATATATACATAGTCTCCTGGGTTTAAATACATTGAAGTAGTGTATACTACATTACTCCATGCGTTAACTACTGAAGGGCTAAAGTGCATGTTATATCCAGATGTTGCAGCTCCTCCATTCTTCATAATACTAATTGCTGCATTTGTATAATTTCCATTAACTATTGTATAAAAATTAAATTGATAAACTCCAGCAACTGGAGCGGTAAATCTACCATTAGATATATTGTAACAGCTTCCAATATTATATTCGGTTGTATTGAAAACAAATGTTGCATTAGATGTTAAAGTCCAAGTTGCATTTGTACCATAATAAGCTCTAAATGATGGCTGTTGAGGAGTTGTAACACGTCCGCTAGTATCAATTTTTAAAGCCTCTCCTCCGTTTGAAAATAGCTTAATTCCATATCCAGTGCTAGCTTGCATATTAAAATACCCAGATTCAGAATATAAAGCCCCTGTAGAAACACCATTTATTGAACATATAACACCTCCACTATAAACACTTCCTTCCAAAGTTAACCATTTAGCAGCACCGCCACCGTTCAATGGGGTAGCTGTTCCAATTGCTACGTTTGAATTAAAATATACTTTTGAACCCCCGAATTCTATTGGATGAGCATTTGAGTTTGTATTTAATAACATTCCTCCCCCTGCTCTACCATATATATTTCCTTCTGCGCTTGCTGTTGTAGAATATAAAGTAATTTGCCCTTGAGTTGATGCCGATATACCTGAACTTATAACCCCGTTTACTTGTAATTTATTTCCGTTATCTGTTGTAGTATTTATTAAAACATTATTAGACTGAGTAATGCGCATTTTACTAATGCCTGCGGATTGAAAATCAAATCCATTACCATTTCTATTGTCTAATGCAAAATAAGTGCCAGCGTCATATAGATGCGTTGCTACCAGATTATCAGATCTATTAAATTTAATAGCTCCAGCTGATCTTAACAACATATTTCCATCTAAGTTTAATTTCTCAGATAATATTGCTGTTGCAATACCTACACTTGTTCCATTGTCTGTTATCTGACTATCCCCTAATGATGCAGCCCCGGTGAACTTAGCTATTTTATTAGCAGTACCGACAGCTCCGCTAACCTGATTAACATAACTATCGATTACAACACTTTCCCCAGCAGCACAAGCAAACCCTAACACAACAGATGTTCCGTTAGTTGCTGTAAACTCAGCTGGACTTAATTTAGATCCATTATAGAACACATCAACTTGACCAATAGCATAGTTTACACTAAATGTAGTTTGACCTCCTGTTGTCGTGAATACTGTTTCGGTTCTAATCGATGTTGTATTAAATGAAGATACAAACTTAACAATACTTATCTGTGCATTTAATGTAGCAGGAGTAACTAATACAATAGTTGTACCATTAGTTGCTACAAATTCATCTGGATATAATTTAGAACCATTGTAATAAACCTCAACCTGCCCAACCTCATAAGGTGTTGTAAATGTTGTTTGACCAGATGTAGCTATAAAGTTTACTTCTACCCTAGAGTTCATTGCTGTGGATACTGATCCATCAGCTTTTAAGTATTGATCTACTGTACCTCCGGCCTTTATAAAAGAATTGGCTGTTACATTACTCGTAAATGTTTTAGTTCCGGTTATAGTTTCAGTTCCAGCTTTATGGACAACTAAAGCGTCGTCAGCTGGTGCGTACCCTAACCATTCTGCAATTGTCTTATTAACCCACAATGTTCCATCATATCCTAATACATCACCATTAATTGGAACGTTAGTTTTAATGTCTACATCGTGAATCTCGTTTAATTCAAAACCGTTTTGTACATTTATGAATATCTCTCCGTTGTTGGAATTTACTCTAGTAACAACTCCTATAAAAACTAAGTGAGCAGGAGCATAAGGTTTATTAGCTAATCCATAAATAAGATTTCCATTTGTTCCTAACCATACCGGGTCCCCTACCGTAGCAGTTGAGGTATTAAGCCCTGCTAATCTACCTATTTGCACAACGTCAGCAAACCCGTTAATTGTAACAGTAGCGTTAAGTAACCCTAGTGTTTTTGAAGATGTAGCTTCTGTAGCATTTGACGCTAACCCTACAATTATATTTGTTCCATCAGCACCAGTTACATATACAGCCTGTCCTTTATTTATAGCAACACCTGCCTTGACCTCGTTCTGAACACCACTAGCAACACCTCCGCCAGAATTAATCCAACTAACAGTACTACCATTAGATGATAATACTTGTCCAGACGAACCAATTGCTCCAGAAGAATCCTTCAGACCGGCTTGGACCTCTATATCACTTTTAAATTTCATATACTATGTTTTATTTTTGTACCAATACTCTAATTGGATTTGTTGGAACAGCAGAGAATGTAACAGTAATCGTATTCACACTAGCTCTAGTAATGTCTGCATACACAGTATCATTAGTAACCGTATCGTATAATTGTACCATAACATCTAATGTATTCAAGTTATGAGTAACTGTTGCAGTTGCAGATATTGTTGTTGCATAAGATATTGTTGGAGGCGTATATGTTGATGCTATTGTTACCGTATCGGTTGTAGCGTTTGTTGTAATTTCAATTGCATTACCAGCTACCAATGTTAGAGTATCGTCATTCCCGTCAGCAACCACTGTAGACTGCCCAGATACTGCAATATTTTTAAATATACTCTGAGAAGAACCTTTATCAGTATTTGTTACTGTAGCAGTACCGGCAGAATAAGCAACACCAATTCCAGATCCAGCATTAACATTGCCTAAACCTACAGTTGTAAGCGTAGCTAAATCAATATTACTCTGAACCGTTGTCCAATCTGCTAAAGTAGTAGGTGTGTCTTTGTTAGCTATTAATGAATCACCAACTCTAACTTGTTCGGTAAAGAATGATCCATCAACTGTAACAGTCCACATAAATCCTTTCTTAATTGTACCTGTTGGAGGTGAATCTAAGTTTGGAGTATTGGTAGCAGCATCATATCCGCCTTGGAATACTAAAGCTCCGGTTACGGCATTATCAACGTAAGCTTTACTTGCTGCGTCAGTACTTGCAATCGGTACTGCTGGAATTGTAACTTGTCCGGCAAAACTAGATTGACCAGTTCCTTGAACAGTTAATGTTCCAACTAAAGTAACGCTATCTTGCAATCCTATAGTTATTGAGCCATTATTACCAGTAGACTCAGTGATTTTTACGCCATTTGTTGTACCGTTAAAAGTTACATCAGACACAACTTGTGTTGAAAGCGTTTGCTCGGTTAAACTTATTACAGCGGAATTTGATCCTCCAGCAGCAACCGGCAAAGTATACAATGCTCCAATTGGAGTACCCCAAGTATTATCGCCTCTAAGGAATGTTGTACTGCTTGCAGTTCCTGTAGCTGATAGACTAGCTTCTATGCTTATTACATTGCTCCCAGACGCGCTTAAATTAGTTAAGCTAACAAATGTGCTATTATTTAGATTTACTTGCTTTAAACCTATCCATTGTGATCCGTCATGGTATTTCAATGTATTTACATTGGTTGTACTATCAAGATATATTTGTCCTTTAGCAGCAGTTGGCGCTGTAGATGCAACTTGAACCTTTGCATTAAGCAGTTGGTTGTCGTTGATGTTTAAATTATTTAAAAACTGTATTGCCATAGTTAGTTCATATATGCTTTTCCAGATTCATCTCCAGAAAAAGTTATTGTTAAGTTATTCTCGTCTATATATACTACATCTGCAATACCTACTTGACCAGTAGACAAAACCATTGTAGCAGAAGGAAATTTGTTTAAGTTGTGATTAATTATCCATGGATTAGCAGGCGTATCCTGTGTAAATACAAACGTCTTGTCTGCTACAGCATCTAAACTTACTAAAGATATCATGTAGTTCTCATCCTCTTCCATGAAGCCGTGACCTGTTTTATAGTCTACGGTTACTGTAAAGAAGTTAGGATCCTCATCGTATATTTCGATATCTAATATCTTGTAAAATCCAAACGAATTGATATCACTAGACTTAAACATAAGAACCTCACACTTGTCTAAGAAATTTAAGAAGTCAGAAACTATGTTCTGCTTCATAGTGTACTTACTAAGTATGAATGTATTGATAGAAGAGAAGTTAACCTCAGGCCCTCTCTCAGGGACAAATGTTAACGTTCCATTAGGTCTCTGCTCTAGCGGATCCAACGTGTAGTACTTATACTGAAGTGGAACTCCAATATTTATTATCTGATTCTCGTTAAAGTATTCAGCAAGCTTTTTCGGTGTAAAGTTTTTTGTTCTGTTCTGCATATTAGCATCAGAACCGATCCACTTATCAAGAGCCGTGATCTTTTCGTCTACAACGTATGTACTTATTTTTGTCATATTACTTTCCTTGACCTACGTTCTTTTTAACGTAGTTCTTGCTAGATTTTAATTTAGAAGTCTTGCTTTTACTATGAACGCCTGGACGCTTAATGCTTTTAGATTCCTTCTTGTTTGATTCTGTCTGCTTAGCCATTATAAGAATATTTTTTTCTTTACTTGTCTATAAATGTACATTCCGATAGGAATAAGAAGCAGCCATAAATAAACAAAGTTGTTTGCTTTTTTGTCTACCTTCTTTACAAAAGTTTTCTTGATACCTTCTCTTTTTACATTTAATTTTTTTACAGAAGATACTTTTATATTCTCTTTTGTTTTATCTACAGTAGCCCTGTTTACTTTTTTGCTTTTTATGACTACGTTTTTAAAAATCTTACCGTCAATTTCCATTGGCCTTGACGTGTCCTTTGCCGTGTACTCTACCTCGTCTGTAGACTCTAGTATCGTTACATTATTGTCCTTAACATAGGTTCCGTCTATCTTAACTTCAGACACACTATCAACCTTAGTTTCTATTACTACCTTAGACACATCTACCTTTCTAGATGCGCAGGAGTGTAGTAGTACTATACTAATAAATAGTATAAGTAGTCTTGCCATTTTTCTTCGTTGCTTTAAGAACTTGTTTTCTTTGCTTTCCATTAGACTCAAAAGATACGTGTACCCAGTCAGGGTTTTTATCTGTTCCAAATTCCCATATTAACTGATCAAATGATAGATTATTCTTTATCCAATTAAAAATCTGAGCGTTTGTAATTCCTGTATTATCCATGTCTATATCTATAGCCTCTCCAGAACAGTGCTGGCTAGATAAAGATCCTTTTATAGCCTTATTAAGCGCTAAACTTCTGTATCCGGAACTTATATGTATTGGAGTATTAAAGTGATCTCTAATAGGCTGAAATACATTTACAGCTAGCTTCTTCATGTTATTTAAGTGTTCTGCTGTAGGATCGTTTTTTATTCCGCTCCTTTTAGCCAAATCACTTCTAGTCATTTCAGCTAAGGATAAGTTCTTAGATAGATTCATGGCTTTGAAAATATTTTAATTAATATTGTAGCTAGAGACCCTAGTATGATGACTATTACAACCTTGAACTGATTTACGTATACCGAAACCTCATTTTTAAATGTTTCAAGGTCCTCTACACGGTCCTCTATTTCATTTATTTTGAATAGCATTCCGTGATTATTGTTTAGCTCATTGCCAACAATAGCATTCTTAATATCGCGGATATTTTCTCCGACAATAGCTAAGTCTTCAACAAGTTCTTGTTGTTTTTTTTCAAGTCTGTCCAATCTTTCTATCTCTAAATTACTCATTTTTTCTTATGGATAATTTTTCGACAATATCTGTAACTCCCTGAATACTAATATACGCTGTTGCTATTATAACCCAGTCAGAAGATGTTAGTGTTCCTGAGAATAGCCCAGCACAACCTATAAGGAAAACAAAAAGTTTTCTACTTATCCATCTGTTTATTATTGTATCAAGGTTCTTACGCATACTACCAAAGAGCTACTATTCCTGTAGCAGTCGTTGTTGTTGAAAATACACGAACTACTTGGATAGGTAATACCACTCCTGCTGGAACGGCATTTAAAGTGATGTCATCACCTCCTGCTGTAAGTACTCTAATTATTCCTCCTGATCCTGTGTATAAAACACAAGGTTCAGCCTGAGCAGCTCCGTTAACTGAAGGAATATTTTGCGTGTCTGATTTAACTACTGCTAAGCCTCTACTTTGTTGTAACTTTTGATATGCCATCTTTATTTAATATTTTATTTATTAGTAAATCTGGGTTGTTTAGCTTTTCTTTTCTAGCTCCACATCCACAGTCTGTTCCTGTTTTTTCTGATATTGCATCTACTACCTTTTTTATTCCAGTAGCTGTCGTAATTGACTCAATAGCGTTTCCTAGTAACATATTATTTAGTTTTTTTGCCTCTTGCTCTTTTATCTCCAGGCATGTCGTTAGTATCTCCTCTATTCTCTGACGCCTTCTTCATTACATATCCACGCTTAGTATGCGCTAGATCCATTCCGTTCTTGTCACCGTACGTTCCTCTTTTACGATTCTCACGGTTAAGTTCTACTCGCTTAGCTACTTGCTTATCAGACTTATTATATTCCTTCTGATATTCGTTGCGTTTTTTACGAGCCTCTGGATTCTCTTTGTAATATTTAGCGGTTTTTCCTAGCATTATTTTTTATCTTTTTTTCTTGCTTGAGCATTTCTTTTGTAGGAGCCTTTCCGCTTCCAGCATTGGCTCTAATGTTGTCCCATAGACCTCTCTTAGATACTGATCCGTCTTTTCTTTTCATCATCTTCATCCTACCACTTAATTTTATCCGACCAAAAGGCCGCACTTGATTTACCTTTAGCTATATTCTTTCCATGTCTTGCCTTGAATGACGCCCTCTTCGCTTTCATTGCATCGCTCTCTCCCGCTTTAGGCTTCCCTGCTGTCTTAGCTCCTTGCTCTCCGAATCGAATTATCTTTTCCTTTCCATTAGTACACGCCTTCACGACATGAGACTTTGTCGGGTGACTAGGTGTTCTTTTAGGAACGTTGCACTTCATTGACTTCTTATCAATCATAACTTACTTCTTTTTAGACTTTCCAGCCTTTGATAATGCAATAGCAATAGCCTGCTTTTGAGGCTTTCCGTGCTTTATTTCTGTTCTTATGTTGGCACTAATTGTTTTAGCGCTCTTTCCTGACTTTAACGGCATAATTTATTTCTTTACGTTACCCTTTAAGTAGCTCATTTTGTTATTAAGAGACTTTTTTGACTCGTACTGAGCTGCTTTTTTCTTTCCAGCAGCCATACTAGGTGCGCATTTTTTCTTCATAGCTATAAATTATTTATCTTTGCAAAGATATTAAATTTAATTCAAATGAAATTTACTAAAATAATCAAGAAAACCTATACAAGGGTAGAACCAAAGTCAGATTATCTCAAGTACTGGCGTATTGTTCGTATATGGGCCAGAGAAAAACACGGTCTAAGCTATTCAGACCTAGAGATGCTACTATTTTTACACAGCGAGAGGCTTTTTAACAAGTCAAAGTTCGTAGAATTCAACAAGATGATGTCGTGGGACAACGTAAGATTTGCTAGACTATACCGTGACGGATGGATTAGCAAGTGGAGGGACCGTATCGGTAACGAGGCTACGCTATATGAGGTGTCGTTGAAGGGTCGAAATCTTATAAAGGCCATCTACAAGAAGCTTGAGGGTGAGCAGACTATATCTGAGTCGCCTAGTGCCAATCCAATGTTTCAAAAAAGGAACAGTGGGTACGCTATGGACCGCGATAAGACTATAATTCGTAAGATGAATCGTACAAGAAAAGAAAAAAAGAGGCTGTCTGACCTTGCTGAGCAAGAGTACCAGAAGCAGCCTCATGTTATTAAGAGAAGAAAGGAGATAACTCCTTATCTAGAGTATAAAAAGAGCCTAAAGAACAACGACGATGTCGCGCTCTAGTATAATCGTGTAAGGAGTGTCGTTGATTAGCATGGTATAACCAGCTCCCTTATCATAATATATAAGGTCCTCCTCCTTTACACAGTCTACATTTGTGCCAGGTCGAACGACCTGGCCTTTTTTGTAGCGAAACTTTTCGTTATCACTTCCTGACAGTAGTAGTCCAGAGTCTGTCTGGATCTGCTCGTCAATCGCATTTATTACTATGTAC